CCAGCAACAGTTGTTACGTTTGCATTATTACCAGAAACAGTAGTAACATCACTACTAATTCCAGCTACCGTTGTTACGTTAGCAGAAACCCCAGCTACCGTTGAAACATTACTGGAAATTCCTGCGACAGTACTAAGATTGTTTGTTGGGGCAATTTGCCCTGCGACAGTACTTATATCTGATATGTTACTACCAACAGTATTTACGCTAGAAATATTAGTAGCAACAGTATTCGTGTCGCCTTCTTTTGCAATTATTTTATGATAGGTATAAGTATGTAAAGTAGTAGTGGTAATAACATGCATACCCAAACCATCAGCTATAGTTGTGCTTTGATATGCAGAAGGAATACCACTAATAGTTACAGTTGATGAATCAAGAGAACGACCAGTTGTAGTTACACCAGAACCATTAACAACTAAACCACCTGCATTAGCTATAGAAACAACAGTACCCACACCATCGTCTGGGTCTGGGTTTGTATTAGGAAAAGATTGATCGTCAGCAACAGCAACAAAACCACCGACATCATTTACCAAAGATACAATGTCATCTCTTACGGCTTTAGATGTAGGTATAGATTCATCCGTACTTGTCAGGGTTGTTTGAATTGCTACCTCTTCCCAATCCCCGTTACCTGCCGTTGTTCTTCCTAACAGTTTGTTTGTTGCACTAGGGTCTACAAGCTTTGCTAAGGTAACATTACCATCCAGAATTTTAGCAGTCGTTACGTTTGCATCTGCTATTTTTGCTGTTGTTACATTTGCATCTGCTATCTTCGCAGTCGTTACGTTTGCATCAAGAATTTTTGCGGTAACTACAGAATCGCTTGCCAATTTTCCTGACGTAATATTTGAATCTGCCACCTTTGCGGTTGTTACATTGGCATCAAGAATCTTCGCAGTCGTTACGTTTGCGTCTGCTATCTTCGCAGTCGTTACGTTTGCATCAAGAATCTTTGCCGTAACAATTTTATCATTACCTATTGTCAGGACACCCGCATTAGATAAGGTTGCATCGCCTGAGACAGCTACGTTATCAAAATCAGTTCCATCAGCAACCATAATATGAGTATCAGTAGCCGCCAAAGTATCATCAATAAAGCTTGCCTTCGCAGGAGTAACAGCATCATCAGCCAAGTCTGCCGCACTAACATTCCCCCCTGCTTCTAACGTGTCAAGCCTGACATCTTGTGCATTTGATTCGGTAACTAACTGGTCAAACTCATCGTCCATACCTTGTGCTGAAATAGCAACAGGTGGAACCGCATCTCTGTCTGCCGTGAAATCTCTTAGTCTACTTAATGTACCCATAACCTCTCCTAATCGTTTGACCTAAATCCTGCGTTGGAATATTTAACACCATAGAAAGCAATACTTACATCTGCTTGATGGTCTGCCGTAAAGGTAAATCTAATAGCTCTACCCATTCCAACCATAGGAACAAGAATTTTATTAATATCAGGGAAATCCCAATAAGTCGCTTCCCACTCAGAAACATCCCAGCTAGAAAGCATTGACTGTAAATAAAATCTTTTATAACTTTCATCTACAAAATCAAAAGCAATATCTAGGTTGAATGCACCTGCCACCCCAGAACCTTTAAACTGAAAATACTTAAACATTTTTTTAATACTTATGTTGTCAAACCAAAGCCAAGGAGTCTCCCATTTCCAAGAAACATCTACATCATTATTTCCATCAGCAAAAACATCAACACCGCTAGCATTTTGGTACTCCCTAAACACACGCCCACCGGGGCCTGCACTTAAAATCTCATTGTCTGGTGTTCTTACAGATTGAAATATCTTAATATCTCTATCTTCCATCCAAGCTTTAATTTCATAATCATAAATATAACGTCTACTAATAGAAGGAATGTTAACCCAAAATTCATTTTCAGCTTTATGATTAACAACATTAACTTCCGAAGGATCAGCAACGGCTTTTAATAATGGATTAATCCTATCCCGAATCTTGTCACTTAATTTTTTAGTCTTTAGCCCCTGAACAATAAGCTCACTCTTAACGCTATTTAATCCTTCCGTTTCCACAATAAAGTTATCAAGACCAACTTCATCTATACCTCTATGACTCATTACCCCTGTATTAAAAATCTGCTTGTCTATAGAAATATCACTAAACGTAGCAGGAACTTTGTAAGTAACAATATGATTCTGCAATCCTATGATAAGAGCATTAGTCTGACCTAATCTTCCTAGCCCAGTAATCGTATCACCACGAGCCAAGACAGAAGCTAGATTAATATTTACAAAATCAGAAGCAGTAGACCAATCATCTTCATTATCTACAGCAGAACCAGAGAACCTTGTGTTTTCATCTGGAATCCCTGCAAGCCAAACCCTGTTATTTAAAGCATAAACATACTTAGCTTTTGGTGGGCTGTCTAAAAGGTCAACAACATACCAACCAGTATGCTCTGTTGGGGGTGCGGCACCATCATTTAAAGACCCAGTTGCTTCAGTATAATTTGTGCCAATAGATACAGGAGAAGTTGTTTGTAACTTTAAAGAACCAGAAACAGTATGATGGTAAACATTGTACCCTGTAGCACCAGAAACACTAACTGGGCTAGTAACTGTTAAAACATTGTTTGCCCCTATAACCTGAGTTTGTTCTTCGCTAGCGACAGACTCTCCATTGGTTGTAGTATATGTAATAGTAATATAATAAGTTCTGCTAGACTTTGAACCAGCAGACGTTGTGCCTGTAGTTGGTTTAAAAGGTTTTGGTGTGTATCCATACTTAAACGGATTTTCCACTCCATTAGTCAAAATCATTTTGTTGTTAAACATAGTCCAGTTTAATTTTGCATTAGCTGTTAAACCAGACTTTATAACTGTGCCAAAAGAACTTGTAGAGGAAGAATACCTACGCAAATTAGTACCAGCTTGTGCCAACACCTCAAATGAACCGGGGAAATTACCATCATAAATCATTAACCCTATAACGTCTGGGGCATCTTGAATAGCGGTAGTATTAAAATAAGTTCTACCCCTTCTCTTTGCCACCTCGCCATTCAAAGCAACTCGACTGTTTTGCAGTTCAGTAGCAAAATCGGCTGAAATGTTACCTTCGCCAACAGCAATATCAAACAGCCCTTTGTTGTTTGACTCAAATATTTTTTGTCTTAACGGCATTAATATATAACCCCTCTACCTCTGCCAGTATATCTGTTTAAATAATTGTTACGCCTAGTCAACGGCTTAAATCTCATAGCCCCTCTGTTTTGGGCTTGCAGTTTTTGCAGTAAAGCATTAGCTAAATTCATTTCCCTGTCACGCTTTGCGAAATCCATATCATACTCAGCGTACTTTGCTTTAACCATATGCCTGATTACAACCTCTTGGAACGGTGTCGTATCAGAATCCGCACTCAAATCTGTAAGCTTGCGTGTATACCAATAGGACAATACAACTCCATTTTCAGTAGACGATGGTACAGGATCAACTTTAATCGTATCGTTCTGGGAAGAATCCTTACCAAAAGGTATCCATATAAGAGGCAAACCAGTATCGTTTTGTATAAGTTCTTCTTGAAAAGTTTTATTAGAAGAAGCGAGATAAACAAAAGAATCTTCTGAGTCAATAAAAAATCTATCACCAAGAATCTTGTTGACATCAACATCAGAAGCCAAAGCATACTCCCTTTGGTCTGTAACCAATGAAAAACTACCCTGACTTTTTAGTATGTCCCACTTGCCTAAAATATTTAACTCTTGTATTGCTTCATTTATATAATCAAGAATACGTTGCTTGGCATCAGCAACAAGACTTGAAGAAGAATCAAGACCTAAGTCTCTTAAAACCGGGTCACGGATAGTAGCTAATGACACTATTCACTCTCCTCTTTATCTTCTGTTTTTAATTGTTCAACCTTTTCTTTAAGTAATTCAGAAGGTTGTTCTTTTTCTTCGTTCTTCGGTTCTACTTTATAGGGTTCTTTCTTTCTTAATGCGTCTTGTGTAAATTCGTAAGTAGTTAATACGCCCATATTATTGAACTCCTATAATTTGTTTCATTCGCATAATAATTTCACGTTGTCTTGGAGAAAGCAAAACACCACTTCTAAATAACTCTCTTTCTTTAGGATCAGTCATAACCTCTGGGAACAAATGCCCCCTAATTTCAGAATCAGAAAAAGAATTTTTTAGAAAATGCCCAATGTCTTGAGAATTTAAACCAGTTCCCCCTTTTTGCTGAAGGGATTTAAACTGCCGATCCATCACCCCAAGTTGTTCTTGTGTCATATTCCCAATAAACTCTTGCTTCAAACTAAAAAATTCTTGGTGCTGTGGGTTTCCTTTTAAATCTTCAGCACCAAAAGCGTGCATTAACTCACCAGCTATTGACTTATCTAATGGGATATTGCCCTTGTTTCTAATTTCAATCCAATTTTGTTTAGGGAACTTGCTGGCATCTTCTTGCCCCATGATAAAAACTTCCCCAAAGTTTTCCCCACTACCAGCAGTAACCTTTGTTTTGGTTCTGGGGTCATCCATGAAGTTACGCAAAACTGGATTTTCTCTAACTTTGCCAACAGCAGTTTCAACATCTCTTCTCAGGGAATCAATACCTTGCTTTTGATTCGGAGTTCCACCCATCAGTAATTATTATTACAAACACGATATTCAGGATGATCCTGAAAGAAACGCTTTAATGCTTTCTGCATTGCTTTCTGGTCGCCATCTATAATGTCTTTATACTCTGGTTTCATTAAGAAGATAGATGGTATACTCCCTACTTTTCTCATAGTACGCCCGTCAGTAAAACCATTGTCCGTATTCAAACGCTCAAGCTTTACTTGCAAGCCCGTGTCATCCAATCTTTGTATATGTTGAATAGATGTCCTTGCTCTTTTAAAAGGATTGCCTTCTTCACGAACAAGGCGAGTAGCCATATCGCTAGTAAAGCCGTCTTCATCAGGGACATCAGGCTGTTTTGTTCTTATAGTTTTTTTCATAGTAAAAGCAAGGGAGGGTTTCCCCTCCCCAGCTAGATGTAAGAGTTTACAACTAATTGATGTTTAACTCTTCAATAACACCTGAAGCTTTCTCTTCCATAGAAACAAGAGTCCACTCAGCTTCAACCATACCAGCTCGTGAAGAACCGAGCTTCGCAATCGGAGTATGTTTAACAGGACGTAGCATTGCTATACCCCACATATCTTTTTGCAACTGTGCAAGCTTGTCGGTAGGCATATACCTATCAAGGATTACACGCTGTAGGCCAAAATCACTCTCATAAACATCAACCGAATAAATCAACTTCTTTGTAGAAGCTTCGATGTTTCGAGTATTGGTAGCAGAGAACGAAGTAACCTTACGTTTTTGCCAACCATTAACATAGGTTGTATCAGGGTTGCCGCCAGTAACGAAAATGCTCTGCAAATTATCATTGTAGAGAGTTTCCGTTAAATCACGACCACCACCTGCGGTGCTTAGGTTTGTAGTAACCCAAGGGATTACTCCTTTAGAACCTCTGGCAGTTCCAGCAGAACCAGCCGCAGATGCTCCGTCAACAACATCAACTTCGATTGCTCTAGCCATAATCTTCAAGGCTTTCGCAAGTTGGTATTCATACTCGCCACCTTTAATGCCTGCCTTATCGACAGCATCCAAGGTATCCGATACTTCAAACACTTCACGATTAATCTGACAGTAGTTGCTCAGTCGTGTTCGTGCTACAGCAATATTAGCTGAATTAGAGAATGCCGCTCCTTCAGCAACCCTTGAAGCATTTGCAGTACCAAGAGTATC